GGCGGGCTTCGTCCAGTGGATGTGAGGCCTTACAGCAGTGCCTTCCTTCCAGCAATGTTTCATCTGGAAGGCGCCGGCCAGCACATTCACTTGTGATCCGGAGAACAACAGTGTCCCCGGGAAATCCGTCTCGGTTTCGTCGCGCGCGGGATTGGCTACTGCGCCGATCGGGTTAACCGTGATGCTGGACGCAGCGAAGGTGAGATCGTCCCAGCGCAGCGTGCACTCATTGACGAGCGCGTTAAACAGCACCGGCTCGGGGTTGGTCGAGCGAAGGAACAGTTCCGAGACGGTGCTGGGTTCGATGGCCATGCTTATGCAAGCTGCTATATGGCAACCAAGGCGAGAACGTTGGCGTCGGTGGTATTGACGGGCGATATTTCGCCACGCGTTAGATTCGCGATTGCCGTGAAGCTCTGCGTGGTGATCGGCGTGATCGTTAGCTTGAGGTAGCGCTTGCGATGCCGCAGATCGACGTTGAACTTGAGCGTTTTTGCCGTTGCCGTGTTGGTGTGCCAGTTCGGCACGGTGAAGCCACCGGTGCCATCTCCGACCGCCGCGGTCACGTCGCTGTACGTCGTCGCGTCATCGCTTTCGGACAGCTTCAAGACCGATGGATTATTGGTCGCATTGTTGCTCGTCGTAGAGATGACATCGATGGTGACGAAGTCGAAGCCCATTGTGTCGAGCGCCGCGGTGACAGTATCTCCGTTCGTCACGGAAGTGGTCTGCAGGAATACATCGGCTTTAGTCTGGGGAAACATAGCTGCTCCTTTGCGGTGCCCGGCCCGCGAGGGCCGGGCGTCAATCATTAACTGTTGCCGTACATGGCGACGATCGGTCCGGCCGTGGTCGTGGATTTATTCACGCCATGGGCGACGATGTCGATACGTTCGGTGGTGATGACACGTGTCAGATTCTGATCGGCCAGCGTATAGGGATCGACGGTGAGCATCATTCCCGAGCCCGATCCGAATGCCACGCCAAGCTGGAAGTTGCCGAGCAGCAGCATGACTTTGCTGGTGTAGTCGGCCGAGGTGCTCGCCGGCATGTTGTGAGCGATCGAGATCGGGAAGCCGGCATAGCTCTGCTCCAGCACGCCGCCTTGCAGCGTTTGCGTGTCCTGTCCGCCGGCGCTGAGCTTGAGCCGGCCGAAGATGACCGCTTCCGCGACGCCCGAGGCAACGAAACGCGCGCCGGCGCGGGCATAGACCGGCAATACGCCGATCAGGCCTGCCACATCCGTCGCCGTGACTTCGCCCAGCGTATCGACGCCCGAAGCAGTCGTCGCGCGGCCGCCCGCATAAGCGGCGGTTTCGAGCAATGTGTTGATGCCCTGCATACCGCCATAAGTCGACGTGCCATCGCCGATGATGAGACAGGCGTCTTCCTTGATGGCAAACGCGCGCGCTTGTTCGCGTGCAACCATTTCGGCCAGCGGTACCACCGCATCCATTGCTGTGCTTTTGCCAATTTTGGTATACGCCATCAAGTCCTTGAGATTCAACGTCACCTGATCGCCGGCTGAATCGGACGCCGTACCGGATGAGCCTTCGCCGACGAAGTAGGCAGTGATGTCGCTGGTGACACGCGGGATCGTGAGCGTCGCGGCGCCCATCGGGATGACGTTGCAGATGCGCCGCGCCACGCCGTACTGTTCGCGGTTCTGGATGATCGAGCTTTCCATTTCCACCGGGACGAGCCAGCCGGCGCTGGTGAAGATGCCCTCGGTCATGGTGCGGGCTTCGGTGCCGAGCAGTTCCATGCCGCCCTGCTGAATCTGCACGCCGGCGTCGCGGCACCAGCGCACGGCATTCGGGTCGCCGAATATCACGGCCTTGCACCACATGCCGGCGCGGTAGGCGACCTCGATGTCCTGCTTGCCGAACAACTTGCCGGTGTTGCGGAAGGCTTGCAGATTGGCCGCATGCACCATCTCGCGCGCGCCCATGCCCCACGTTTCGGAAGCCTGGTGACCCGGCGCCGAGCCGGCAGAGGGCTTCATGGCATCCACACGGGTCTGACGCTGCTCGACCAGTTCGAGAATCTGTGCGCGGAACGTATCGAACGTAATGGTCGGATCGAGCATGGCTTTTTCCGCTAGCTCGGCACCGCCCCAGCGCTCGAACTTGGCGCCGAGCGCCTTGATGTCGGCGTTGCGCTTCGCCATCTCGCGATTGGCTTGGTCGCGGATCGCGCGTTCGGTCGTCATGAGATCGCGCACGGCGTTGGAAGCGGGCGCGCCTTCTTCGGACACATGGTCCGGAGTTTGCTGCGGGGTGGTAGACATTGCTTTGTCCTCATAGGTGGCCCGCTCAGCGGAACGATTGACGCCAACCGAAGCGTCGGCCGGTATCGAGACCAGGCTGACTTCGAAGGGCGTCCAATCCGTGACGCGGTAGGTTTCGACGCCGTCTTCGCGCTTGGCGAGGACAACATCGTGAATGATGTAGCCGACGGATACCTTGCTGCGTATGCCATCCTGAACGTCCTGCAGAATTTCCTCGGCGCGGGCGCTGCGCCCGAATCGCACGGAAGCGCGCGCACGCTTATCCGCATCGATGCGGACCGACTCGATGACGCCGACCAGGTCGTCAGCATTGTGATTGACCAGCAGCGGCGCGCCGTCGCGTATGCGGTCAAGCCGCATAGCCTTGGGCGAGACTTCCAGGATTTCGCGGCCCCAGGCACGCTCGACGGGTTGCTCAGAAGCGAAAGACAGCTTGAAAATACGCTCCTCCGACACGCTGCCCCGCTCGATGCGGAATTCTGCCCGGTGCGTGTGCCCAACGAGCAGCTCGCGGGTAATGACGCCCGCCGGTATCGGAGGGAAATCAGGTAATGGCGCGGAGCTTGCGGTTTCCATTTTCATCTTCCATTCCCGCCTCGCCCGCTACATCGGATGCTGATTCGCTTTCCTTTTCGGCGGGCACGGCTGCGGTTTTGGTTTCTGCTTCGAGTTCAATATCGAGTTCCTCGGCCATCTCATGCTCTTGCGCGATCTCCTCGAAGATATCCTCGATGTCGTCGCCGGATTCTGCGGCGATGCGTGTGCGGCTGGTGAGCTTCGCCTTGAGCGCTTCGATTTGCGCCTGGCGATCCTTGAGCGGATCGACCCAGTCCCATGTTTTGGCCTGCCAGCGCACCGACTCGTAGCGCAAGCTAAGCGCATCGGCCGGGAGCGCGCCGGTGGCCACTGCCTGCGTGCGCCAAGCGTCGTAGATCGGACGGCAGACGTGCTCGATGTACCAGTTCTGGATCGATCGCCACATATCGCGCTCTTCGAGCAGCGCTACGCGGGCGGTCGAATAATTGACGTTGCTCGGATCGTTGGCCAAGCTGTGGTACGCCACGCCCAGGCCTGCGGCGATGCCCCGCAGCGTGGAGCGGATGAACGGTTCCACTGCCTGATCAGGAAAACTCGGATCCCAGGTCTTGAAGTCATATCCCTGCGGGATCACGTCGAATACACCCGGCTCGGCATCCTGGAGGAAGCGGCCCTTGGCATCGACGGCATCCCCTACCGGCGGCGCGGCGCCGTCCGGCGAGACGTAGAAACCCATCTTGCTGGCGCCCACGCGGGCTGAGATCACGGCAGCTTCTTCGAATCCGCCGAGATTCCAGAGGCGCACCATCGCCGGGTGCATCCAGGGCAGTCCGCGCACCTGCTCGGGCCAGTCCGGGATGAAAACGTGGATGATTTCGGTGCTGTCGTAGCGGTCGTATTCCTTGACGCCCGAGCCGCCCCACATGCCGATCTCGCCGGGTAGCTTGCGCAGCAAGTGATAGGCCATCGGCCTGCTGTTGGCGTCGATTTCAACGCCCATCTTGACCGCGCCGCGGGCGCCCAGATCGTCGTTGCGCTCCTCGTCCAGGCGGTCGATGTCGAGTACCTGCAGCTGGATGCCGTATTCGCCGCGCTCGCGCGTATTGCCGCGGAAGATGCGAATCAACGCCTCGCCGTCGCGCGCGATCGAGCGGATAACGAGGCGGTGGATGGCATCCAGCGAAAGCGTTCCGGTGATGTCACAGGCGCCCTTGCGCGCCCAACGCGTCCAGGCTTCCTCGAGTCGATCGTTTGCCGGCCCATCGATGGCGCCGCGGGGGCGGCGAATCTTGGCCTGCATGTGGAATGGCTTCGGGCCAGCGATGTTGTACACGCAGGACGAGACGAACTTCGAAGCGTAGCCGTCGGAGCGGCAGAGCTGGCGCGAACGCGCCCGCAGGGTACGCAGATTGCCGCGCAGAATGGTGTTGATGGCGCCGGGATCGGTCGTCCAGGACTGCGTGAGCCGCCCGATCTGCGCGCCTGGGAAAGTGGCGGAGCGGCGCGCGGATTTGCGCGCGTACCCGAGCGCGGCCGCGATGCGATCGGCCAGGTTCATAGCCGCACCATCACTTTCTGGCCGGTGCCGAGCCCGCGGGCAATTTTGTCTGCCAGCTCTTCGCGATATTTTTCCATCCTGGCGCGGTCGTAGAGCTGCAGGAACTCGATGTGTGAGCGGAAGGTAACGCTACGATCTCCGAGCGTATAGCCCAGCGTCCAGGCTTTTGACCCGAACGTCGCGAGCGCGGTGTCCATGGCGTCGAACAACTTGACCCAATTGGAACGCGCGTCGTACGTGGTGACCCCGGCGATAGCGAGATCGGGCTCGATCTCGATTACGCCGACCTCGAGCGTGTAGCGGCTGGTGCCGTCGTCCACCGCGGCGATCCAGCTGTAGGTTCCCGCGGCGTAGGCCGCAGTCGTGGCTTTATCGACGCTGACAGCGTGATCGGTTCCGGATGCGGTAGCCGGGACGGTGATCTTGCTCGAGGAGTTGACCAGCGGGTAGGTCAGCGTCCAGGTCGGCGCTGGATAGTCGTCGAGCGTTTTGGTCCACGCCCAGGTGTCGCCGGCGCGAACGCGCGAGGGCTCTGTGGTCGGGATATCCGCAGCCATGAGGCGCGATCATGGCCGGTCAAGCAGTGCAATTTCAAGGCTGTTTTTGCACTACTGAAAATTTACTTTTGAAGTAGTAAGCCGTGCGACGACTCACGCCGAGCGCGCGCATGATATCGGCGACGCTGGAAGTGCTCATTTCGTAGGACATCGAGCACCAGGACGCGCGTTTCGTGATACGCAGTTGCTCGCCGCCGAAGGTCTCGGTGATGGCGCGCTCGACGAGCGGAACCTTCTCCGGCGACGCACCCAACGCCCGGCAGGCAACTTCGGCAAGTTCTCTGGAGGCCTTCATCTCTGATTCCATCCCGTGACGAATCCACCGCGGCGGGGCGCACGCGGCAGGCGGGTGATTTCCTCTATCGGCATCGGGTGCCCACGCTCCGGGATTGGCGCGCTCGGCGTTTGCTCCGGCGGCTCGACCATCTTCGCGCGGCGCTCCCAATCCGCAGCGCGCCATTTGTGCAGGTACAGCTCTGGATGATGGCTCGCTGCCAGCGCATAGACCCAACTGTCCAGCGCCTCATTGCGCCGGCCCTTCTTCAATTCCCAGCGTTGCTTGCGCGGATTGAAGGCTTCCGCCGTCAGCTGATCATAATAATGCGACTCTAATTCCTGGCTGAAGCGCACCTTGCGCTCTGACGGGTCTTTCCCTGCATCGCCGTGCAGCTGAGCATAGAGCAGGTGCTTGGCGGTATCTACACCTACCGAATACAGAAATACGCCGCGCTTGGCCGTTTTCCCGCGCCAGGTGACGTCCTGCTGGCTGGGCTTACCCAATATAGCCCGGCCCGTCCCGGGTACGCCCTTGAGCGCAAGCGCGCGGCGCAAGAGGCCGGAACGAACGAATTGATAAACGGCGTGCGTATGGTGCCCGCCCGAATCTATCCCGACCGCTTCGATCGGCAACAGAACGCCCGATGCGGCGGTAAATTTTGCTTGCAGATATTCGGCAAGGCGCTGCCATATCACATCGTCGGCAGGGTTGCCCGGAAGCACGTGGTAATCGATGATCCAGCAGCGGGCGTATTGACCCCATCCGAGTATTTGCGTTTCGATGCGGTCATCCTGCACATCGCAGCCAGCGGTGAGCACCAGGCAGCCGGGTGGTATGGTGCGCAGCCGGTACGGTTCCGCGCGCGCCTCCAGCGTGTTGGCCTTGATATCGCCGGTGCGGTCCGCCCATGTCTCGCCTAGCCGCGTATTAACGAAGCGCATCAGCTTGGAATGGTCGTCCTGTGCTTCGATCCATTCTTGCGCGAGCTCGCGCCAGCCAAGGCCCAGGCCGATCGGTGAGTAGAGACCGTT